CGTAGTAGAAGAAGCACATGCTTGTATTGTTGAGATTCAAGGTGGTCAAATGGAAGTTGGTTTAGCTCCATGGATACCTTATGCAAAAGAGTTTAAGTTCAAGATCAATCAACTGTTAATACAATCAGTGTTTGATCCAAAACCGCAACTTGAAACTAATTTCAAAGTTGCGACAGGTAATAGAGGAATACGAGGACAAAAATGACAGATGTAAATAATCTTTCACTTTATCGAAACAGCATTCAATCTCATCTAGATATGGAAGCAGATGAAAATGATACACCAGATTTCAGTGCAATAAATTTTACGATTAAACACCTAAGAAATTATGGTGATGCTAGTGATGATGCATTGATTGATCAACTTAATGGTATTTTAAACAGAGCAGAAGGGCAAACACCTAACTACGATGATAAAGAAGACCTAAGTACATTGCACGTCCCAGTTGCCCCGGAGTAAATTATGATAGACTTTTCAAATCGTGTCTTAATGGCACAAATCAAACATGCAGATGCAATGATCGAGAAACATAAGATCAATGTTGAAGTACTAACTAAAAATGCAAGTGGTGTAGCAGATCACCCAGACATGATGCAGACAGTAGAAAAAGAACTTAACTCAATAGGACATTGGGAAGAGATTAAGTCTGTAATCAAAAAACATTTTGATTTCGAAGATAAAAGAACATTGACAGAATAGACCTACTGTAGTATACTTACAGTATGGATTTCTACACTAATGTTTGTCGTACAAGAGACAAAATTCTAGTTACCGGATATCAAGGTAACAAAAAGCAAAAACTACAGGTCAACTATCGACCCAAACACTTTGTACCTTCTAAGAAAGGTCAAACACCATATAGATCACTTGATGGTCGATATCTAGAAGTTATCGAACTCAACTCTATGGGTGGGGCACGTAAGTTCAGAGAGAAGTATGATGGTGTTGAAGGGTTTGAGATACATGGTTATGACAGATATGTTTACACATATATTTCAGATAGATTTCAAGGCAACATCAACTGGGACTTCAACAAGATAAAAATTGCCACACTTGATATTGAGTGTGAATGTGAAGATGGTTTCCCAGACCCAATGATCGCATCAGAAAAAGTTAATGCTTTATCAATCAAACCATTTCGTAAAGATACAATTGTATTTGGTATTGGTCCATGGCAACATGATAGAACAGATGTAGTTTATGTTGAATGTAAAAATGAATTTGATCTACTACAAAAGTTTATAAAGTATTGGCGAACAGAATCATTTGACGTGATTACTGGTTGGAATGTAAACAGTTTTGATATCACATATCTTTGTAATCGTATTGATCGTCTCATGGGCGAGAACGAACATCGTAAACTATCTCCTTGGAATCAATCAAGTTGCAGAGAGTTTACAACTCAAGGTTATCAAAAGCAAATGGTGTATGATCTACTTGGTGTCAATGTTATTGACTATCTAGAATTATATCGTAAGAGAACATTCTCTAATCAAGAATCGTATCGTCTAGATCACATTGCAAACGTAGAACTTGGTAAGGGTAAATTAGATTACTCAGAGTATGGTTCACTTCATACATTATACAGACAAGACTATGCAAAGTTCCTAGAGTATAATGTACGAGACGTAGAACTTGTTGAAGAGTTAGATAACAAACTTGGTTTCTTAGAATTGATTATGTCTCAGGCATATACTGCCAAATGTAATTATTCAGACACGTTTGGTATGGTAAAGTATTGGGAAACTATTATCTACAACTTCTTAAAAGATCAAGGTATACAAACCCCACCACAAAGACTCAAATCTGGCAATGATAAAACAAAACCAATTGTTGGTGCTTATGTAAAAGAACCACAAGTTGGTGGTCATAATTGGGTTATGTCTTTTGACTTGAACTCACTATATCCACATATCATTATGCAATACAATATCTCACCAGAAAAACTCATTAAAGGTGAACGTAAAGATGTATCGATAGATAGAATGCTCAACAAAGAAAATGATCTATCGTATTGCAAACAAACAAACACAACAGTAACACCAAATGGTGTACAGTTCTCACGTGATAAGCAGGGTATGTTCCCAGAACTTATGGAAACATTCTACGAAGAACGTAAAGAATGGAAAGGTAAGATGATTACTTTTCAAAAAGAATTACAGAAATGTGATGACCCTAAACGTAAAAGAGAACTTGATACATTAATTAAAAGAGCATACAACAATCAACAAGTTAGAAAGATCGCACTCAACTCGGCATATGGTGCCATGGCGAATCAATACTTTGCATTCTTTTCTATTGATCTAGCAGAGGCGATTACAATGTCTGGTCAGATGATCATCAAGTGGGCAGAGAAAACAATCAATGATTATCTCAACACTGTCCTGAAAACAGACGATGAAGATTATGTAATTGCAATGGACACAGACTCAGTTTACATTACAATGGATAAACTAGTTCAACAGATTATGCCTGATGCTCCAAAAGATAAAGTGATAGACTTCTTATCTAAAGCAGAAGGACAAATAGAAGATGTTCTTGCTAAAGGTTTCGATGATCTGGCAGAATACACTAACGCCTTCCAGCAAAAAATGGAAATGGGTAGAGAAGTAATTGCTGATCGTGGTATCTGGACTGCAAAGAAAAGATATATTCTAAATGTACATGATAACGAGGGTGTTCGACTTGCTAAACCCAAACTCAAAATGATGGGTATTGAAACAGCAAAGTCTTCAACACCACAATGGGTCAGAACAAAACTTACTGAAGCATTAAATGTTGTTATGACTCAGACTGAACAAGACTTATGGGCATTCGTAGAGAATGCACGAAAAGAATTTAGAAACTTACCACCTGAAGAAGTAGCATTCCCTCGTGGTTGCAGAGGTCTTGCACAATACAAAGATAGTACAAACATTTATTCTAAGGGTACACCGATTCATGTTCGTGGTTCATTACTACACAACCACATATTAAAGTCTAAGAATCTAGACATGAGATATGAGATGATTAAGAATGGTGAGAAGATACATTTTTCTTATCTTACAGTTCCTAATCCTATAAACGAAAACGTCATATCATTCATCAATGTCTTACCAAGAGAATTTGATTTACATAGATTTATAGATTATGATATGCAGTTTAATAAATCATTTGTTGAACCACTTAAAAACATTGTAGAACTAATAGATTGGAATGTAGAACCGGTCGCAAGTCTAGACTCCTTTTTCGCATAAATAAATGTGTGGATATAAGGGAACTCAACGAGATTAAAGAACGATTAGAGAAACTTGAAAAAGATGCTCACCCGCCTATAGGTCTCGAATGTTTTGAAGGGTTCAAAGACTTATGCAAAAGAATAGAGAAATTAGAAAATGCCATACTCACCAGAAGTAGTTAAGAGATTCGAAGAAGTACTTAACTCACCTAAACAATTTAGTGTCGGACGATTTGATCCGAATGATCCTAATGTTGCAACAGGTATGACTGGAGCACCAGCATGTGGTGATGTAATGAAACTTCAATTGAAACTTGATGCAGACGAAAGAATCATAGATGTTAAATTTAAAACATATGGTTGTGGAAGTGCAATTGCATCTTCAACTCTATTTGTAGAAATGCTTAAAGGTAGAACTATCGAAGAGGCAAAACTTGTCAAAGATAAAGATATCGCAGAAGCACTACAACTTCCACCAATTAAATTACACTGTTCTGTATTGGCAGAAGACAGCATTCGAAAAGCAATACAAGACTGGGAGAATAAGAAAAATGTATGAATACAATATAACGATAGCAAAGGTCGTAGATGGTGATACAGTTGATGTTGATATCGATCTCGGTTTTGGTATGTCTTACAAAAAGCAAAGAGTAAGAATGATGGGTATAGATACCCCGGAATCTCGAACAAGAGATTTAACAGAAAAGAAATTTGGTAAAGCATCAAAGGCACATCTAAAAGAAATGTTAGCATCATCAGAAAAGTTAACATTGGTTTCTCATGATAAGGGAAAGTTTGGACGTATTCTTGGTGAAATATTTTCTCACAATGGAGATGATGAGTTTAGTGTCAATCAAAGAATGATTGATGATCATCATGCAGTTCCATATACTGGTGAGAATAAAGATTTAGTTGAACAGCAACACCTAGCAAATAGAGAAGTACTCATTGCTAATGGTACTGTAGAACTTCAAGGAGAGTTACAGGTATGATGATATCAGCACTAGATATCTTTTACTTGACTGCTATAATAATAATCTTTGGTTACATAGTTCATATTGAAACTAGTCTAAAAATCTTAACAGAGA